ACCTACTGCGGGGGGTAGTATGTCCCAACTTGGGGCCTCCGCTTAGCGTCTCGGCGTCGCTCGCGGTGGAACTCACGCGCTGACTTCGCATGGTCTTCCTTCAATATTGTCAGCTCGTGCCAGTGGGGCTTGTTCACAAAGCCGTCCCTATCATCGGGCGTGCGCGTGACATACTCGTCCCATAAGACGTAATTTATGTTTGGGAACTGCAGGATCTCAACAACTTCATCGGGAATTGGCCCTAGGCTCATATTCTCCAGAAGTAACTCCGCCCGCAATTGGTCTGCGACGGAAATCCCAAAGCGCTTCTCGAAAAGGAAACGGGTGCTACCGGTGGGTTGGCCAATCTGCACGTTGCCGTGCTCAATCTCGGTTAGCAGCCTTTCTTTGTACCAACGACTCTCAGCGTACTTCAGAGCTGTCTCGGGCCTGCACCCTTGACACAACTCAAGCACTCTTTTGGCAAACACCGCCAGGATGGGACAGTTGGGCACCTCGTAAGCCAAGGACATGGCTTTAGAACGTAGGAGATGCATGTGCACCCTTCGACTCGCATGGATGTATTTCTCGGGCATCCAGGAGAACTTGAGCAATGCGGTCCGTGGATCCACAATTGCCTGGTAAGAGACATCGTCAAAGATCAAACCGCAGAAAGTTGCGTCCTCGAGCGTGTCGCACACTTGCAGCTTACATATCAGCCCAAGTTTGGCAAACCACTCGACGTTGATCTCCTCACCTTGGGCAGCACATTGGCGCGCGAAGGTGATTACCATAAGATTGGCAAAGCCGTTACCAGCCGACGTCCACATCTCCCCCGACATGCGCTTAAACCAGACGACGATTTTCAGCAGTTTTCGGAGTTTAGCGTCCACTTTCGATCTTGTAGTGAACACGGTGGTGTTTCGGGCATGGGCCACGGATTCAAGAAGGGCGAGGAGCCTTTCGGCGTATTCTTGAAAACGGCTTAGCATGTGTCGAAAGAGGGGTTTTTCAGTCGCATTTACGAAAGTCTCAGTGAACAGAGCCTCGAACGAACTGAAGTCTGTCATGTATATTTTGTCGCCAATGCGAAAGATGCCATCATCTCCCTCGACGATGACTGGATTTTCTGAATCCAGCACATCACGAATATAGCGGGCTCGCTCCCTCGATGGGATATGCTTTATAAAGGCCCGGTTTCTGTACAATTGCTTCTCAATTTGCTTGATTAGTGGTCCAAATGCCGCCTTGTAGTAGTCCTGTCTAGCGTTTATTGCGCGTAGAAACTTCATTTCGGAGTACGTCTCTCTCTTTTTGAAAGAGCCGCAGGCTGTACGTTTCCGCCGGAAGCATTCGGCGGGGTCGGTATGGAATTTTTGACGGATATTTTCTTTCTGACCGTTCGTGTAGGAGGTGTCCGCCAACCACTCCTCGAGGCCCAAGTTCAGATCATCTAGCGGGTCGAGATTGGTGGTGAGCCAATCCCGGACGTACGTGGCGAAGCGGGCCACAGTAGGATCATGGTCGACAGGCACAGCGCAAGCGAACCTATGCTGACAACCAGCCGCAATCGATGTCTGGTCGGAATCAGCCTGGGCCCCTGAAACATATCTGAGATGGATGGGTAGAGTCCTCGAACATACGGCGCGATCTCCGTCGCACGTTGCTGGATCAAATCCAACGACATAAGAACCAGCATCTGGCTCACGAACTGAATGTCGCGGAAAGAGGGGATCATCATAACGGTATCCAAGAAGGAAGTAATCAGAATTATCAGGGGCCCCGGAACTTCCCCCGAACCAAAGCGGGTGGAAAATTCGTCTCGTTCGCGTGCCCAGATGGCGGCCATGAGGACCGTGTTAGACAAGACCATCGTTGGGGCGAGGGCGAGAGAGTGGCGATATTGGGGCAGTTGGTTAACCCTGCGCGTGAAGCTCGCGCAGAGGACGTCCAGTGGTCTGTTCACGCCGGCATATTCAACGCACTCGTTGAACATCGCAAGGTCGATCTCTAGCGTGGAGACTGGGCGGCCAAGGAGGGCCGGCAGCAGAAACTCCTGCTCGACGTGAACAAGGACGGGACTCCTGGATTCGGAGTCCTTGACTTCTCTAATAACCGAAGTCAGATAGGCGGGCTCGTCTTGAATCGAGCGCCTCTTCCCCCAAACACGATAATGGTAGTTCCTGTGGAACAGGTACGCGGTCAAACCTGTAACAAAGAGCAATCCAAGAAACCAGACGGCGGCCACTCCGAGGATGGTCCAGCCGGCTAGGGGTGTCGGAAGATAGACTAGTGCCAGAACACTCGTGACCAAATACGGGGCTGAGTGCACGGATGCAGCCGCACACAGAATCCAATAGAAACATCTACGGACGCCCAGTTGATGGACTTTGGTCGAGAACAGGGTGTTCTTCCAGTCGGGGAGAGTGGCATTGGAAATACGGCCAGCCAGGTCCACTTTTTGTCTGGCTTTCTCAGCAGCGGCGGCGGCGGCAGCAGCGGCGGCCTCGGCGTTTTTCTTCGCCCGGCGCTCTTCTTCTGCTTCGCGCTCAGCCTGGCGCTCAGCGGCTTCTTTCTCTTTGGCGTTGTCGATAATGCTGGCTGCCTTATCCAACATATCGGCCGTGCCCGCTGCGACGGTCGCTGCAGCGGTTGCAGCCCTCGTCCCTCCAGACGTTTTGGGCCCCCGGGACGGCTTGTTTTTCCGGGTGTGGAACTTCGCGGCGGCCTGATTGCTTCTGGCCGCCGGGGAAGTAGAGTGGGCGTGTTGACGGACGTTGTTGCACCATTCACGACTGGGTGCGTTCACAGAGACTTCACCGCGGCCTCGTACCGCGGCGGATCCTTCTAGAGTGGGGTTGTCTGCCTTCGAGGGGACTTTTGTCCTCACGTCTCTCGACGTGGTGTCCACCGCTGCAGCAGCGGCGGCGGACCCTCTGGGGTGCGTGGAGGGAACGCATCCCTGGCCAAGCCCCGCAGTGGTTCGAGCACTTGCGGAACTAGCCGACGAATCACC